ATTCTCATATACAATATGTTCATCGGGCCAAGGAGCATCCTCATATGATCCTAATTGTGATGATTCAATTTTCATGTTATTTTCCCCATTTCTTGTACTTCATCACAAAGACCCAATTTCTTGGCTTCTTTTGCATCTAACCACACATCATGTGCAGGCATAAGTTTTTCACGAATTTCTTTTTCTTTCAATTTGGTACATTTTTTATAATGATTCATCAATCGTTCAGTAGTCAAATCAAATTCCTTGACACGAGCAAATAATTCGTGTTCTTTGCCCCAACTGCCCCATGAATATTGATGAGATAAAATTGATGTATTTGGAGTAAGAATTCGTCTTCCTTTTGCTCCAGTAATGAACATCAAAAGACCACACGATGCAATCATTCCCATACCGATTGTACGTATTGGAATTTTAGATCCCATCATGACATCAAGAAGAGCAAAACAAGCATTCAAATCTCCGCCAGGAGAACAAATCCCCAAAGTCAACTCTTTGTGTTGTTTTTCTTTTGCAAAGTTAGCAGAAATAATCCAGTTGATTATCGGATGCATATTTTCCATTGTTACATCCCCCATGAATATATGGAATCCTCTCTGGAATAATTCTGCATCTGGTGCTTCTGTACTTTGTGGTTTTTGACCTTTTTCTTCATCTGTCATTTTTTACCTTTCAATAATTTAAACATATCCCAAGTTAAAATTTTAAAATCATTACCATCATCATCTGAATATTCGGCAACATTTTCCTTATCTATTACTTCTTTGTCTGATAAGTCTGGCATAACTGTTACCGTTTTAGTAGCCATCTTTCTTTCTTTACGATAATCTCTCAATGAAATATTTGCAGCGATTACTAACATAACTGCGAGAGGATCAAACACAAATATAAGAAGTATAATAATCCAACGCACCGCTTCTTCAAGTTGTGTTTCGTTTACTTCATCATAAATCATACTTGCAACATATCGAATCGGCCCGACTTCTACCATTGCAAGATTTAATTTATTTTTCAATCCATACTTCTCATCCGATAAACCATCTATCTCATCTTCTAATCCTTCGATCTTTATTTTCAAGAGAGCAGTTTCATTGTCCATCTCTCCTATTTTTCTCAATCCTTTACTGATTGCACCAAGTTCGATATATCTCTGAAGTGCCTGATCTAGAGTATTCAATCTTCCTTGATATCGATCTATTTGAGTTTGTCGTTGATCAACTTTAAGATCTATTCGTTCTATTCGTTCTTGTATTAATCCAGTAGGACTAGATTGAGTAATATGAGCTCGTGACAAAAACCCAAATATACCTAGAGAAGTTATCAACATCAATATAATAACTGCCAATATAAAATAAGTTCTTAGAGATAAAGGACTCGTTTTCCAATTTTGAAATGTCCACGATGCAACTACAAGTTTTCCAATTTCAAGGACAACCCCCATTACTGCAATTGCAAATTTTGCTCCTGCAAAAATGGCCATTAGACCAACTATTGAATAATAGGCTGCAACTGCTGAAATTGCAAGTGCAACCAATAAAGTAAGTAAACCAAAGATCATTAATCATCCAAAAAATTCTGATAAATCTGATATGTGTTCTGTTTTCCACCCTACTGCATTCATGACCGAACTCATAGGTTCAATAAACGATTTCTCAAATTGTTTATCATAGTCTATATAATCTTGCAATTCCAACTCTGGAGGCAACTGATTAAGTATTGCAATCACTTCTCCACCAGCCGTATTCTGTTTCTTGAGATATGCAAACTTGATCTTTTCTCCATCTTGAATCTTAGGATAACTACCTAACAATTTATTGTCCTTCAAAAGTTTGTTATACAACAATGCACCCTTCACATGAATAGGTGTTCCCTTCTTGTAGAGATGGGCTGCATCATGATACTTATCGATTCCTCTAACTGCTCTTGGAAAGAATACATCTTCTGCATTTAATGTACTGAACTCTTTTCTAAACTCATCAATATAATTGATTGCATCTTCTTCAGTACCATTCATAATGATCTTGAATATGTCCTTCATCTTCTGTTTACAAGCAGCAGGAGTTGAAGAACGAATGGCCTCAATACCCATAATCTTGAGCTGTGGTTCTTCATATCTCACTCCTTCAGAATCATACACATTCATAATGTATCTTTTCTTGGAAGTCCAGAGTGCCTTATCTGCAAGATTCTCTCGTTTCATGACCATCTTCTGGTCATATGCATTCATGTAATCTTTCAATCTCTGATAGGATTTGTCTATGATCTTTTCCATTTGTTCAGAACAAACCTTATCAAGAAAATCGATTACTTGAGTCTTGTCTACATCCTTATCACCATAAACAGATTGAACCAGTTTATCCATAGTAATGTAAACTGAATCTGTATCTACGGCCACAACATAATCTTCATCAGTCTTGAGAATTTCATTGAGATATCGATTGATCTCTTTCTCAATCCACTTGATAGATAATTGTCCAGAAGTAGTAATGGCCTCTGCAACTCTCTGATCAAAGAATCGGAAATGTTGATTCCCCATCGCACCAAATGCAGAGTTGAGAGTAATCTTCAGATTGAGTTGCATATTATGATACTTGGAAATCAATTTCTGTAACTCTTTTCTTTCGTTGAAATCCTTTTCCTTCTGCAACTTCTTCTTCACATCGATCATCATGCCCTTGAACTTCACCCTATCATTATAGATCTGTTGCATCATCTCTGGAAGAAATCCCTGTTTTCCTATCTGATAGAATTCGTTGTTTGGAGTGTAAGTCAATTTGTATTTCTTCAGACTTTCCAGATCAATATTTTGATCCAACAATCCTTCCACTCCCGGCCTTGCATCTTTGATCTCCTGCAACTCACTTGGAAGTTCATCCGTAATTAATGTCTCTGGTGAAAGATTGTACTGCATAATCAGATGAGGATACAGAGAATTCAAATCGAAATTCACAACCCAATTGTGAGCTCCTAAAATTGGTTCTTTCACATATGCACCTTCAAATTGAGAAGATTTGTGGGAAGTTGTCTTGGGCGGAATGACAATATTTTTCCTGAGAAGATTATTGTAAATCAGAGAATCCCACATTCGTACTTGACCAAATGTATTCTGATAATTTACCTTACTGAGATATGCAAGTGACACAACCATCTCAAGTAGTTTCATCTTACCCTCAAGTTGTTCTACCAACTCCACATCCTTGATGTTGTATTCGATGAATTTCTGATAATCGTTTTTGTAAAGTAAATGAAGAGAGCCCTGTTCCGAATAGTCCAACTTACTCTCACCCAATTCTACATAAGCAATGTGATCTAAACGATATGACTCTTGATTGATGTATGTGAATTTACGATATGTCGAAAGATAGTCAAGAGTCTCCACTCCCATAATTGCATATGCTTGGAGTTCTTTACCACCCATTCCAAACATCATATACTCTCTAACCTTCTTCCAAGGCGAAAGTAATCGATAAGGATTCTTCTTTTCATCGAACATTCTTTTTGCACGATTCACAAGATACGGAATATCAAATGTTTCAATGTTCCACCCTGTAACAATATCTGGTGATTCCCTATCCCACATTTCAAAGAATTTCTGAAGAAGTGCCCGTTCTGAATCGAACCGAAAATAGAAAACATCTTCTCTATCATGAACAAATTCACCTCTACCGAAAACATAACATTTACCATCTATCTTGAAAGTAATGGCCGTTACTTCTTCAGTTGCATTTTCGATACTTGGAAAACCACTTTCTGATCCAACCTCAATATCAAGATATGCAATCCTAATCATTGAGAAATCGTAATCAATATGTTCTTCTGGAAAGTGTTCTGCAATAAATGAAAACTCAAACTTATCATTTCCGTAGATACTGAAGTTGTCCACTTCGTTGTATTTGGAAATAAAGTCTTTGCACTCCTTCATAGTTCCTGGCTGGATTGCTCCAACTGGTTTACCTTCCAGAGTGCGAAATTTAGTTTCTTCTTTGGTGGGTATGTATAGAGTAGGATGATACTCTATTCTATCTTTAAATCTTTTTCCATCATCAGAGACACCTCTGAATAGTATATTGTTTCCTAGTGCAGCGACATTGGTATAAAAACTCATTAACTATTCTTTATCAAAATTGTGATATTTAACATAATTCACTTTTAACTTATCTAACTTATTATAACATATTAAAATGTGTTTGTCAATCCAATTCTTTCTCCCATTAAACTGCCCGATTAAAAACAAAAACTGTAGGTAAACTAACCACACATATTTCATATTCTCCTCCTTTACTTGAGAAGACCTTTTTTATAAGTTGTCTTCCCCTTGACTCTTAGAGCTGTTAGAGTTGTTCCACGATTCGTTCCATCTTTTTTATAGGAACAATGTATCCATCCACTATTGGGATCTACACCATCGTAGAATTCTAAAATGAGCTGGTCAAATTCAAGATTTTTTGCAATCCATGTTGCAAGGTCTGGATTTGATATTCGTGAAGATTCAAAATCAGCTGCTTCTCCATTGCAATGTTGGCTCGTTTTCGACCCGCCAACTTTTGCATTGAGTGCAGGAGAACGATATCCACTATTGACACGAATTGGGCCAAACTCATTCCGTACTGGTTGTAATATAAAATTACAAAGATTTACCAGATTAATTACGTGTTCTCTGGTAGCATCATTTGAGATTCCAAGTCTATCTGCTGTAGAACTCTTTATCATCTCTGGATATGAAAAATTCTTGGTCAAATATCCTTGATATATTTTTGCCATAATATTCCTTTATTCTTTTCTAACATCAAATGATCCTGTAGACGGATCAAATTTTAAAATAACTTTCATCTCTATCGGCATAAACTTTCCATCCTTCATCTGTACAGGAAGTTTACCTTCTACTGCACCTTTAAGAGCATCTTTTGCATTCTCAAATGCATGAGATTTGTCGCTCTTTATAATTTTATCTAATTCTTTTTTTGCGTTGTCTGGAAGTATATCATCTATCATCTTTTCAACGTGCTCTTCTGCTAGATCTTGAGCTTTATCAACTACTAATCCAGCAACCACATTGAATAGCATTCCTGCAAGTGGTAACATATTATTCTCCTTCAAAAGTTAAAAAACAAAAACCCCTTCAAAGTATATATTATTCTCTGAAGGGGCTTGGAGAAATTACTTCTTCTTATGTTCGATCACGGAAGGTGATGAAATAGGAATGATACGAGGTTTCTTTTCCTCTGGTACTATTTTCTCCAAACTAATGTTCAATAGACCATTAGTGAACTCTGCACCTTTGACAACCATGTCATCGGAAAGAGTCCATGCTTTAGAGAATGCCCTTCGAGCAATTCCTCTATGCACATAGTCAGAATCCGCAGTATCTTTGGATTCAATTGAACGGACTGTGAGAGTACCATCCGCAACTTCAACTTCAATATCATTTTCTGAGAACCCAGCAAGGGCTAACTCAATGATATAGTTATACTCATCCACCTTTCGGATGTTGTATGGTGGATATCCAGTATCTTGTTGAGTAGGGAAGTTCATCAGACGATTGAACATAGAGTCAAATCCTACGGATAGACCCATAAAACGTTCCAAGTCGCCTGCGGTGAAATTTGAGTGATGTGCTAATGTTACCATATTGCCTCCTTATATAAAGCAAGGTTATAAAATAATCCCCATCCCCTAGCACGGGCGATGGGTAAGTTTAAGGTTTCCACTATGGACAACCTCAATCGTGCCAACCCTCTCCTTTGAGGAAATGTGTGGCTCGATGTTTTAAAACAATCCAAATCAATTTTATTAGTGAATCTTCAGCATAACTACCTTCTTTCACTAATAATTTGTATTTTGTTTCCATCACTATTTATACTCCATTTTATACCATTATACTAATTTTTAACAAAAATGTCAAGTTAAATAATTGAAATTTATCACTACTCTTATTTTTTCATCAGTACAAGAAGTGCCACGATGTTTTGTTTCAATTGGAAATGAAACCCATCTATTTTCAACACTTTCAACTTTCGTTCCATCTTCAAATTCAGTATATCCATTATTGGTGTTCAAGTAAAAAATTGAAGTAGTATATGGTATTACTCCCCAATTTCCTTGTATGTCTGTATGAAATGAACTTGGAATTATTTCAGATGTTCTTGTTACTAAATTTGCCTTTATTCGATAAATTTCTTTAATTCTCAATCTTTGTAGAATAGAACCAAGTATTCCATAATGTACAGAATTTGGGCCAAGATTTTCTTTATAAAAACTGTGAGTGAATTGGAATTTATCTTTATCATCGGCATAATCTATTGCATCACTATAATTCCAACAAAAATTCTCCCCAAGCATTGTATTTTTTAAATTTTGGAAAGATTGTTGATCAATAAAATTATCAACTATCAAGGGTTTCATATTAATTTATTTTGAATCTTCTGTCAACTTTTCTTATATTATGTTCATCGTGGTCATAGATAAAAACTTCTTTAATTGGGCCGTCAATGTTCTTATCCCAATATTCAAGAAATTCACCTATTCTTGGATATTTCGGTCTTTGATCTTCTGTCTGCCATACGAATTCGTTCACTATGTTCAAATAATCTGGAATATAATATACTACTTGAACGGATGCAATTG